CTCGCAAAGGGCGGTCCTGCTTCGAAGAGTTGCAGGAGTTGCACATGGTGATCAGGTTGCGAGGGTCGGACTCGCCGCCTTCGCCATGCTGCGATCGAATGTGATCTGCGGTCAACCCCGCGCCGTTACGTCCACCTCGGATACCGCAACAGGCACAAGCATGCCCGTCACGCGCGTAGATAGCGTGGCGCATGTCTCTGGGTAGCCAGTCAGACCCGCCGCCAGCCACGCGAGTGCGCGGTTCCGTTGTGCGACGGCGCTGGAATGTGGTCTGGGGCTCAGCCACCGAGCACCTCCATGATCCAGTCCACAATGGCCACTAAAGACTGGTCAGCATCGATCGCGGATTCGTCAATCACGCCGTCTTCGATCCAAGCGACAGCGACGGTCTGCGCCCACCCCTTTGCAAGCCCTCGCGCCAGCTCCCTCGCCTTGACGCCCGCCTTTCCGGTGGGCAGTGCACCCGCGTTGATCAACTCGGTGAGCTTCTCGCCGCCGATCTCGTCGTTCAAGTAGTGGTACAGATCAAGCGACTGCTGAGCCTGCTTGTCTGGTGACTTTCGGTCGCCTGACCACTGAGAGAGATCGGCCATTGGAGCCACTCACGCCTTCTTGACGTAGCGCTTCTTGCCGCTCGCAGTCACCACGAAGGCGCCGCCCTTCGCGCCGCGCTGGACAGCCTGGTGCATTGCCCGATCGTGCGGGGTGTGCGTCGTCGCAGTGCCGTGCTGAGTCTGAGAGACCGCCTTGGCTCTCGGCTGCTCGTGGTGGAGCCCGAGCGCAGCACGCGCCGCGTGGAGGGTGCCTTGCGTCTGGGCTGCGAGGTGCGCGCCTCGACGCTCGTGTCGATCGGCCTGAGCCAAGTGCGCATCGCGGAGCTCACCAGTAGCGCGAGCAGCGGCAGCGTGATGCGCCCTGGCGGCAGCAGCATGGGCAGACTCGTGATCACGCCCGGCAGCCTGTGCCGACGAAGCCATGGCGTGGGCAGTCTCGGGCGAAGATCCGCCAGCGGTCAGACGAGCGAAGGTGTCGCGAGGTCGCTCGCCTCGCGGGTACGAAGTAGCCATCGTTCACCTCAGGAGGAAATGATCTTGTCCGTGCCGGGGCCACGATTGATCTCGACAATACAGTGGCTCGGTGCTTTCGCCAGTTGCTTCTCCATCGTGGGAGTGCAGTCCTTGCACGCGTAGACGACAGAGCAGCGGAAGTAGGGTGACGTGCCCTTGCCGTCTGTATTCTTGATCTGCACACACTGCTTGAGCATGTCGCCGGGTGACACTGAGGCTAGCTGCGCCAGCGCTGCGTTCTTCATCGCTTCCTTCAACTCCATCATCACGATCGCGCGAGTGAGCGGTCGACGACCGCAGAGACAACGAGCGTTGATCGGGAAGGCGTACTGCTGATGGATCTCTTCTGCTGTGCGCTGACCGTTGAACAGCTTGCGGCGATGAATGGTGGGCATGAAGGCGAGAATAGCCGAGCGGACTACGCCAAGCCAGCGCCGTAGGTTTCTGCGACGGCTGACCAACCTCCCTCGCGAAACGGCGCGGAGCGATCGTCAATGAAGACGTCTGCGGCTGGCTTGCCCTGATGTTCCCAAACGAGCGAGAACACACCAGGAAGCTCACGCTTGACGAATGCAAGCATCTGCGTGTACCGCGCCCGATTGACGGCGAGAGACTGCGGGTTGTCCCTAGCCTTGCGCAGCCCTGCGAGGACAAGTGGATCCATCTCAGGGTTGCGGAGCAGCCACGGGTTCGCTCGACCGCTGTAGAGGATCAGCGCATGGTCGGCCGCTTTGAGCGATCGAAGTGCCTCCCGCGCGCCTGGCAGAAACCGCAGCGGCGTCTTCAGGTCGTCGTAGGCGTGGCGGTCATCCACGATTGTTCCATCGAAGTCGACAGCCAGCAGCATCGTCGATCAGCCCTTCTTGCTCTTCTTCTTCCTAGACTTCTTCGCGCTCTTACCCTTCTTCAACGGCATAGTCAGTTCACCGCAGCTTTCTTGCCTTGCGACGGCACCTCGTCAACGAAGTGAATCGAGGTCCACCAGTCGGGTGGGGAGCACTCTTCGCACCGGACGTGCGCGTGAGCCTGATCGACGCATTCTGCGGAGCACTGAGCAGAGCGGCAAGGCAAGCAGACAACGGTCATCGGGCGCTTGCACACCTCGCAGCGGATCAGGACTTTCTTGAGCGCTTCGTTCGGGTCGGTGAGCTTGGCAGCACTTTGGCCTGCACCGCGTCCATCTTTGCTGCCTTGATCCATGCGAGCACACTCTCCTCATCGCGACAGCGGAAGCGCTTGGTGGCTCCTCCGGTCTCGATAGCTGCGTCAAGCCAACCTCTGTCGAAGAACGTGCGTAGCGTCTTCCAGTCCACGCCCCATCGATCAAGCCAGAACTCGGCGGTGCGCCACCCTTGCCGCAAGTCGAGCGCGCGTGGCTGAACGGCGCGGTACTCAATGCTGTCATCAGGATCGTAGTATGGAACGCCTGCGAGGAAGGGTGTGGTAGCTGCACTCGGCTCGACGCGCTGATCGCGCAACAATGCCCCGTCTCGCCGAGCGGGGAAGACGGGCTTGATCAGGCGCCTGCGCGGGTCTTCGTAGTCACCCGAGGTCCAAGCGGCCTGACCGCCGATGAAGATCCGCGTCGGCATCAAAGCACCTCAGCGGGCTCGCGCGGCTCAGACTCATCTGTCTCTTCCTTGGTCGGCACATCGGGCGTCTTGCTGGGCTGAGCGAACACCATCTGATCGACCGCGTACTCATCCAGGTTCGGGAAGGCACCGAGGATGACCTCCTTCGCCGCCTGCGCAGGCAGCGTGCCCGCATATACCTTCTCCAGAACGCCGACGAGGGCTGTGACCTGGGCGCCGTTGAGAGCCTCGCCGATTTCAGGCGGCGCACCGAGAGAGTCGAGCGAAGGTGCCGGTGCCTCCTCCACAGACGCTTCCTCAACAGGTGCGAGCGGCTCAGTGTAGGCAGCAGCAGGCTCAGGTTGCAGCGCAGCCGCGTCCGCCTTTTCGAGCTTCTCGATCAGCACATCAACGTCCTCGACGTTGAAGTACTCGGCGATGAAGCGAACGGCGTGCGCCTTGTCCATCAGCCCATAGTTGATGGCGCTACCGGCTGCATCCACCGCCTTCTTCGCATCGTCGATAGAGGGGTCGTACCAGCTCGGCCAATCAAGTTCGATCAACTCGCCATCGCCCAACTCGCGGGCCTTTCCAGTCTCCTTGTTTGGAGGAAGTTTGATCGTGCCGCGTACGATGCGCGCGACCTCACCATCCTGCACCGTGGTAGTCGCGGAGAGCTTGCGCGCGGCTTGAATGACGAGGTTGAGCAGCCGCTTGATCCCCTTCTCGCCATACTGCTCGCGGAGCACGTCAGCTTGCTCAAGCATGTTGGCGTAGTTTTGATCTACCTCTTTTTCGGTGCGCGCTGGCCCTGAGAAGTTGTCATCAAGGACGCAGCGAGCGACGCGGAGGATGCGGCCCTCCAGCCTCTCGGCCATCTCCATCGCAGCCTTCGGACCAGAGCCATTGATCTCAAGATACTGCGCCGAACCGGCAGTCATTTTGATCGCGTTGTCGCTTCCCTTCTGAAGTGAGTCGAGCATCTCGTCAGGAGTGCTGATCACAAGAGTGGGGTCGCAGTTAGAGATCACGCCACGATTCGCCTGAGCGACGAGGGTATCCAGGGCCTCGATGTTCTCGTAGCAGCCATGGCAGTCGGAGTCGCCGTCAGTGTCTTCGGCGTTCTCGGTGTTCTGCAACCAGATGACAGGAACGAAGCCCAAGTCGTGCTTCGTCTCGACGGAACGGTAGCGGCGCCAGACGGGCTCGATGTCACTCACAGGAACCTTCGCCCAAACGACATCGACGTCGCGAGTGATCACCCGTCGATACCAGAACCACGCCTGCACCAGTTGGCCGTTATCGGGATCCCGAACGGTGTCCTGGTACTGGTAGCGCTTCTCGAAACGCTCCAGGGTCAGTTCCTCACGATCCGCAAACTCGGGAGTGCACCAGCGGGGATCGTGCACTTCGATGCGTGGCTGCCCATGGCGAAAGCCGAAGCCAATGGCGCAAGAACCCATCGCGCCACCATAGGTGCGCGCCTGCACCATGCGAGTCCAGAAGCGCGTAGCCTCCAGGAAGCCGTTAAGCCAGTCGGCGGTACGAGAGTCATCTGCAACGATGATCCTCGGGTGTTTCTTGGCACCAAAGAGCAGCCCCGTGAAGCGATTGACGATCACTTTGCCGAGATAGTACGGCGCAGTCGGTCGTCGCTCACGAAGCGGCGCCATCTGGTTGCCTGCGTCGTAGTAGCCAGGTGGCACATACGACCCCGTCGCCATCAACTCCGCAGGCGGGGCTGCGCGACGCCCATCCCAATCGATCTTCCGATGCTCGTAGTTTGCGCAGCGATAGAAGCTCCACCGCCGGTTGAGTTCCAACTGCCGATCCAGCACGCCGCTGGTGACGGCACCACCGGGCAGCAAGTCTGTTGCACTGTCGGATCGAAGTAGCGCGCCGACCTCGGCGACGTTTGCGTTCGTTGCGCTGCTCATGTCTTGTGCGCTCCAGGCTAGCAGTAGGCGCTACTTTTTGCCCATGATCTTTCGCGCCCAGTTCACACCAGTCGATCCACCCCAAAGAAGCCAAGCGATGCGACCTGCGCTCGGGCCACCGTCTGGCTTCTTCTCAGTGTTCTCGCCGCTCTTCCGATGCCGGTTGAACCCGGACATCTTGGCGACTGTCTCGCGACTGATCGCAGTCCCGCGAGACAACTGCCGCGCACGCGCCACCCCAACCTCGGTCCCACCACGTCCCCAACTGTGACACTGTAGATTGCCATAAGAAAGAAGTTACCTCGGCAGTCCGTGAGTGTCTAGGCACCGACGCCACCACCCCGCGTATCGTCGATCGTGCCGCAACGCTTGACGCGGCAATACACCTTCTCGCCGCCACCCAGGCGATTCCCTCGTCGCCGCTCACGGCTGGCGCGTCACGGGGATAGTCCACGCCGAGCCTATGAGCGATCAGTCCTACGCCCGGAAGGGCATCACCACCGCGATGCCCCGGTTGGTCACGAGGAGCCCCGCGCCGAGCGCATCCCCGCCCCGCGTCAACGTCCCGCTCCTCGCGCCGAGCGCGCGGAGGCAGCGCCGCACAAGACGCAAGTCGAAGAGGGCCACGTCACGCGGCCCGTCGATCCGCAGCGCGTGGCTCGTGACGTTGTCCTCTGCGCCCTCGCGAGCCCGCAGCGCGCCTCGCTCCTGCGCGAGTTTGGTTCGCGCCGCGACGATCCCTCGCTTCTCGGTGAGGGCTTTCTCAAGCGCCGCCTGCGCTTTCGCGACGTCGGCGCGGTCCTTCTCGAGCGCGGCCTCGTGCTCGAGCCGCGCACGCTCGGCGAGCGCCGCGTCGGGCGCGGTGTCTGGCGACACCGTAACGCCCGCGTGCCCGTCGCCCGCACCTGCGCAGACCCTGACGAGGACGCTGCCCGTGGGCTGGCCCGCGATCTCGCGGACCTCGGCGAGGATCGCTTGCGCCGAGGGTACGTCGGTCGCGCCGAGCACGACGAGCGCGAGCCCGTCCGTCGCGGCGACCTCACCGCGCACCGGGTGGACGTACACGCCGGGGAAGCAGCCCTGGCGCGCGTAGTTGGCGATCTTCGACGTGGACGTGGACGTGGACGTGGACGTGGACATGGTCTGCTCCTTTCGCAGGTTCGAGGGTCCGATCTCGTCGGGCCCTCGAACCTACGCCCCTCCTTAGTCGGAGGGGCGAGGCCTATTCACTGGTCGACGCGAACATCGCGGCCATCGATGATGACGCTTGAGCCGTCCGCAAAGCGGACGGCGGTCGTGCCCGCTTCCCAGTCCTGCTCGACGGTCACGCCGTGGACCGCGCGACCGAGGAGCGCCGAGGCTTCGGCGTCGAGGTCGACGACGATGCGCAAGCGGCCCTCTTCGGCGAGGTTTTCGATCTCTCGGAGTGTGTAGATCATGTTCCCTCGATGAGATCGGTGACGCTGACGCCGAGCAGCTCGGCCAACTGTCGCAGTTGCCCGACGCGCGGCTCTGTCTTGCCCTTCTCCCAGCTCGCCAAGGTCATCGTCGTCACTCCCACGGCCGTTGCGAGCCTTTGCTGGCTCTGCCCCAGAACTTTCCGATACGCAGTGATTCTCTGCCCGACTGTCGCTGTCATTTCAGCACCTCCTCCGGGATCACTTCTCCACTTCGACAAGCGTGTCGTTTGCAAGATCGCGTGCCGCGATCATCTCAGAAAACCCCCGCGTGTTCGGGTACGGAGTGCACCCAACCCACGGCAGGCACTCGACCAGCCGCGCACGGAGCTGCCTCTTCTCTGCCCGCAGCCGATCGACTTCGGCGAGAAGCGAGTCCAGCTCGGCAAGCAGATCGCACGCATCGCACCGCCCGTCGGGCGGCTCGTCGTGCGGCGGGTGCAGGATCTTTTCAAGCCTCGCGGCCGGCAGGGTCATCGTCCCGCCTCCGCTTTCTCGATCTCTCGCGTCCATCGCCTTGATCTCAATGGCGTTGCTTTCGTCCTCGATCATGGCTTCAGGCTCTTGCTCGGTCGTACGTTGTCCGAGAACGACCAGATCAGAGCGACGAGCCAGCCGAGGATCGACCAACCGAAGAACAGGTTGGTCAAGAAGATTGGCCCTGTGTTCCGGTGGTACCGCGAGCTCGCCGTGATGAACGGCAGGAAGTACACGAACAGGACGAACAGAAAGAACAGTGCCGTCAGAACTTGATCACCTTGCATCTTCGCCTCCTATTGCAGCCCTCTTGATCTCGCGTCCAACCAGCGAGGACGCACTACACAGGACTGGAGACAGCGTGTAGTGCACTCAACGCTTCTGTTCGCCGATCGAAACGATGTCTTCTGTGTGGGTTTTCGTGTGTAGTGCGTGCGCTGCGAGCACTTGTGCCGCTGCATGGACACAACTAGCGCAAATGGCCGCGCCCGGTTGCTCGGAAAGAATCGCACTAGCTTCTTCCTGGCCTTTGCCACAGAAGGAGCAAAACTTAGGGCCTCGATCGATTCTCATACGCTTCACGTTAGTCTTGCGCGTTACCGTTAGTTTTAGCGCGAAAGCAGATCGAGATTGAACGTTCGCACGCGGCTCTTAGGCTGCTGTCTGCTGGCTTCACGGGCGAACCAGGAGGCCATGAGATGGTCGCCCGTGTGCTGCCGTGGATCATAGTAGAGCATCTCTGTGACCCAGGCATCGATCTCCTTCGTCGCTGGTCGGCCATTGACGGAGGGGATGATCCACTTGTTGTTCGCCATCTCGGTCGCGAGAGACTCGACTCCGAACTCGGGGTGAGCCTTGTTCTTTCCCGTGAAGAAGGGTTTGACTGGCACTGCACTGGTGCTCTTGGTGAAGTCGACGATGAACTGCTGCGCTGCGTTGTTCTCGACGATCACGATGCTGTTGTACCTGCGATGGGTGTCGATGATTCTATCCACGATGTCCTTCGCAGCCCATCGGCCGCTCTCGACCCAAAGAACCTCACGGTCTTCGTTGGGATGAAGGACGATTGTGAATAGCACAGTGAGATCGGCGCCGTGACGAGCGCGGACACCCAAGTCCACGCCAGTGAAGACCTTGTAGCCGTGGGGGATCGTGCTGAGAGCGTAGGTCGGGGTGAGACCGTCCCCGCGCTTGAGGCATTGCTCGATCCACTCGCGCTTGAATCGCGCTTGGCTCTCGTCTCGCGGGATGCAGAGCATGGATCGCGCGAACTCATGGGCGAGATACTCGCGGCGTTTCTCTTCGATCCGTTCCATCGGCCAGCGCTCAGGCCAGGTGGACTCGTTCGTCGTAGGATCTAGCACTGGAAACTTCTTCCATGTGTAATCTCCGGTTGCTGCGAGTTCGTGCATCAGGTCTTCGGGGTGGAAGGCGTTGCCGACAAGCAGCACCTTCGCCTCTGGCGTCAGGCGGGACATGGGCACGGCGTAGTACCAGTCCTTCGCGGCCTGCCGATGCGAGGGGAGCATTGTGTTCTTGTGATTGAGCAGATCGTCGCCCATGAAGCGGTCGGTTCGCGAACCGATCAACGACGCAATGCCGATGCTGGTAGCCTGCACTGAGGGATCCTTGGGCATTCCCTTTCTCGCCGGTTGCTCGACGGAGATG